GCTGTAACGGATGCTGTGAACTGTTATCCGGTAACTAACGGTTATGCGCCATTTCAGGGTGAGGCTAATTACTCGAATACCGCTGGTGCTGAGTTGCTAACGAGTTTCGCTGGTCGGTTTGGTAGCGTAATTACGGTATTTGCGGCTAGTGCTTCTAACCTGTACAAGTTTGATGCGGGTGATACGTCACTTGATCCGCTAACGACTACGGGTTATGCAGCCATTGAGTATTGGGATGTTACTCAGTACGGTAACAAGATGATTGCTGCTAACGGAGCAGATAAGTTACAGGCTTATGAGTTAGGCGTTAGCACCTATTTCGGTGACTTAGCGGCTGCTGCTCCACAGGCTAAGTATGTAACGGTAGTCAAAGACTTCGTTGTAGCGGCTAATGTTGCTGGTGGAAACGAGAGTACGGTCTACTGGTCGGATATTAACGATGAAACGGACTGGACTCCGGGTGCTGCTAGCCAATCTGACTTTCAGGTAATCCCTGACGGTGGGGATATTACGGGTCTAGCGGGTGGTGAATTCGGTCTAATCTTCCTAGAGAGAGCGATTTACCGCATGACCTATGCTGGTAGCCCGTTCTTTTTCCAGTTTGATGCCATTTCTAGGACTTTGGGATGTATAGCTCCGGGTTCTGTAGCTCAGTTTGGTGGGCTAACCTACTTCCTAGCGGATGATGGGTTCTACATGACCAATGGCGAGTCAATGACTAACATTGGCGAGGAGAAAGTAAACCGTTGGTTCTTTGAAAGAGTGCAGAGAAGCAACATGAGGTATGCGATTTCTTCTGCTGTGGAACCAATTAAGAAGCTAGTTATCTGGTGTTATCCGCTACAGTCGGGTGGATTTGAGTTATTGGTCTATTCGATACCCTTGCAGAAGTGGTCTTACGTCCAGACTACGGCTGCTGCTATCAATACGCTGATGACTGCGACTGTTACGCTGGAGAATCTTGATAATTACTCAGCAAATCTGGATGCTTTGGTGGTTTCGCTAGACGATCCTCAATGGGCAGGTGGTATTTTGATCTTTGCAGGGGTAAGTGGTCAGCGGATTATCACGTTTGGTAACTCTAAAAAGACTGCGAGTGTAGTTTCTGGTGATATTGACGTTGGTCGGTCTACAGTTTTGCTGGCAAAGCCGATTGTGGATGGTGGAAGTGCGTCTGTAGCGGTAGCGAGTCGGGATTTGTTGTCAGATCAGGTACTTTTTGGCGATGATGTAGCTGCTGATGCTGAAAATCGGTGTTCTTTGCGGTCTAATGGGGAATATCACCGTATTAAAGTGACTGCTACTGGTACGAATTGGAAAACATTGGTTGGAACTGAGGTAGAAGTCGTGCAGCAGGGTACTCGATGAGACGTATTCAATTCCAGACGTTACCTGTATTTGGTGGAGACCAGAGGCAGGTTGCTGAGGTTGTTCGTGGTGCTATGAATGGCAAGACGAATAACACCGGAGAGATTACGTTAGCTACAGGGAACGCTACTAGCACTACCCTTTACGATGACCGTATAGGCTTTGACAGCCTTATATTCTTCGTACCCTTATCTGCGGCTGCTGAGGCTGATTCATCGCCTTACGGAGCGTTTCAGGACACCACAGACCAAACCGCTGCTAATACGACAACTGCCTATGCTGTTACGCTTGATACGACAGACTATAGCAATGGAGTTTATGTTTCTAATAGTTCTCGTCTTAATGTCAGGAATTATGGAATTTACAATATTCAGTTTTCTATTCAGTTCAAAAACACTACTAACGATGCTCAGGATGTAGATATTTGGTTCAGAAAGAACGGAACGAATATAGATGGGTCTAACAGCCGGTTTTCATTGCCAGCGAGAAAAAGCACAGGCGATCCTAGTCACTTAATTGCTGCGATGAATTTCTTTATGGAAATGAACGCTGGTGACTACGCTGAAATAATGTGGCGAGTAACTGATGTAGGTGTTTCTATTGAGCAGTATCCTACGAGTACGAGTCCTGATAGACCGGCTGTTCCTAGTGCTATTGTTACGTTGAATTATGTAGCACCATCAGCAACAACGAACCTGTATGTTTCTACACAACAACAGGGTGAAGCAACTATTACACATTGGGCAAATGCTACAGCAGACAAAACTTACGGATATATCGTTGTCGGTTGAGTTCCGATACATACCAGTCGATCAACTAAGAAACTGGTGGGGAACTATTAAACCGGGGCTAGAGAAGGTAAAGACTCGGAGTCCTGAGAACTGGATTGTTGAGGACGTTTACACGGACTGTTTTAACCAGAAGGCTATGCTGTGGGTGGTCTTAAAGGATCAGCATTTTGCGGGATTCTTTATCTTGCAACCGATGGGTAATGAGTGTCATGTATGGGCTGCTTGGACGTTAGAAAATGATTATCAACTGGTAGATTCAGGGTTAAAATACATAAAAGACATGGCTCGTCAAGCAGGGATGAAATACCTGACGTTTTCGAGTCATAGGCATGGATGGCAGAGAAGGGCGAGAGCATACGGTTTCCGTCCTAGACGATGGATTTGCGAGGTGTAATATGGGTGGTGGCGGCGGTACTCAAGAGAGTAAAACAGAGATCAGCCCGGACTTTAAGCCGTACATAACGTATAGCTTAGGTGAGGCTCAGAGGCTCTATAAGGGTATGCCAGAGGCTCCTGAGACCTTGGCAGTATCTCCATCAGCAGCGACTCAGCAAGCTCTCCAGATGGCTCAGGAACGGGCTATTGGTGGTTCTCCACTACTACGGTCTGCTCAGGCTGAACAACTGGCTACGATTGAAGGTCGTGGCGTTAATCCGTTTCTAGGTGGGGCTTTGGAACAAGCTAACCGTCTAGCGGGTGAACAGTACACACGGAATATTCAGAATCTACAGTCTAAGGCTTCGTCTGCTGGTCGTTATGGATCGGCTGCTATGGGTCAACAGGCTGGTACGGCTCAGGATGTATTTGCTCGTGCATTAGCGGAACAAGGTGGTCAACTAGCGTATTCGAGTGCTGAAGCTGAGAGAGCTAGACAAGTTGCTGCTGCTCAGGCTGCTCCACAGATGGCTGCTGCTGACTATGCTGACATTCAGAGATTGTTGCAAGTTGGTCAAGGTCGTGAGGGTTACGAGCAACAGGCGATTCAGGGTCGATTGGCTGCTCAAGATATTCCGATGCAAAGATTGCAACGTGCTGCGAATGTATTCTATGGTGCGCCATTGGAAACGACTACGACATCGACTCCGCAGGGAGGTAAATAATGTCAGGCATGGAACCTATTTTGATTGGTTCGGCACTAGGTGCTATGACCAGTCCTAGAAAGCCTCTACAGGGTGCATTGTTAGGTGGTGCGTTAGGTGGTTTTGGTGGTGCTTTTGCTAATGTTGCGAAACCTGCTGCTACGGCTATGGGGACTACGGCTGGTGGTGTTCCTTTAGCGATAACTGGTTCTACTCCGGGCGTTGCTTTGCCAAGTGCTGCATTACCAGCGTCTACAGTTAAGTTACCTGCTACTTTTTTGGGAGACCCCGGAGTTATGGCTACTCCTACTATGTCAATGAGTCTTCCAAATACATTGTCAATGGCTAAACCAACGATGCCGGGTGTTGTTTCAACTAATGCTAGTACAGGGCTTATCCCGTCAATGACTGCCGATGTAACGATGATGGATCGTTTCAAGGCTTTGGGTCAGTTTGGTAAAGAAAACCCTATGGTTGGTCAGGTAGGTTCTAGTGCGTTCCAGAGTCTAAACGAGCCTCAGCCTATGGCAGCAGCTACACAGCCGGGATTGTTGAGAGGTAATCCAATTCCTGTGGAACAGCAGCAAATGGCTATGCTCCAACAACCGCAGATCACACTTATCTAAGGTGACGTATGGCTAGTATTCAAGACATTCTTTCTAAGTTACCGTTTGCATCAACTCCAGAAATTTATCAGGGGTTGTTAAAGCCTGACCAATCGGCTGCTTTAGAGAGACGGGCAAATCTAGGTGGATTACTAGGGTTTGCTGGTGCGTTGGCTCAGGGTATGAGTCCACAAGGTTATCGTCGATCTGCACTACAGAACATCCTATCGGCTGCTGGTGCTGGCTTTGGTGCTGCGGGTCAGACCTATGAAGGTGGTCTGAATCAACTAGCTAACATACAGAAGTTGCAACAGTCACAGGCTCAGATTGAGGCTATTAATCAGTTTGCAAAAGAATTTGCTAACGATCCTGCAATGATGGCTTATTTACGGGCTAGCCCGAATGAGGCTATCAAATATCTGGTAGAGACTAGACAGTTCCAGAGAGCTAGAGAGGCTGCTATGCCTACTGCTCCTGCACCTGCTCCTGTTCCTGCGAAACCTGCTATTGATGCTATGGGTGTTCGTCCTGAAAACTTGCCTCCTTTTAGTGGTAAAGAAGAAGTTTATAGAGTACCAATGCCTAATGAGGAGCCTCCTGCTGCTCCTGCTCCTGCCCCAGTTGCTCGGAATCCTGAAATTGCAAGACTAGACACACAAATTCAGCAAGGTTTAGCTGATGCTTCTGTCTATTCAAATTTGCGTAGACCACAAGACGCTGAGGCTACTTTGCGTAACGTGGATCGTCTGCGTGAGCGTCAACAGCAACTAATAGCTTCTGAGATTGATATTGACCAGAGAATTGCTAATGCTCCGCCGAGTTATAAAGATCAATATGTAACTCTAAAGTCGATTAAAGAGACTCTAAAGCCGAAAGACTTTATTGATACTTTGCAGAAGATTGATACTGCTGTTGTTGAGTCAGGGAAACAGTTTAAGTTTGATGGTGCTGCTGGAAACTTCGCGTATCGTATGTTCGGCACTAACGATATGACTAAGATGAGTCAGCCTCAAATGGATTTGGTCTTACGTTACCAAAATGCTCCTACTCAGGCAGATCAGACAAAGATCGTTATCGATGCTCAACGTCTGCTAGAAGAAACTGGCTCTAGGGTTGCTGTTCCTACGTCGCGTGAGTCTATGATTGGTGGTGTAGGTGGTGCTGTTACAAGTGCTGCTCCTGTTTCTGCTCCACCAGCGGCTCCAGTTGCGACTAGGGTTCCTGCTCGTCCTGCACCGGCAGTTTCTGCTCCATCAGTTACAGCAGAGGCTAAACAAGTTGTTAAAGATATAAATAAGCCAGTTGTTGATGTTGGTGGCACTCCATTAATTAAGCAACCTGATTCACAAGTTCCACCTAAGACTAAGAAAGAATTGCTTGTAAAACAACCTTCAACGGTAGCTTTGTCTAACTATGCGCTAAAGAATGTTGTTGACGCTAGAGATGCTGCTCAGAAGCTACTTGAAAACCCTTCTTACATTGATTCTTTGACTGGTCTAACTGCTCCAGCACTTGTGAGTATTCCGGGTACAGATGCTTTTACTGCTAATCAGTTAATGCAAAACTTACTTGGTCGTGCGTTTGTGAATGAGCTTTCACAGATGAGAAATGCCTCACCTACTGGTGGTGCTGTAGGTAACGTCGCAGTTGCTGAAATGGATAGTTTGTCGAAAATTCAATCTTCATTAGTAGTTGGGATGAAGAAAGACGAACTCATAAAGCAACTTAAGCAGTACATTAATGTTTCTAATCGTGCAATTAAGACGATTCCTAACGAATATGCTCGTACCTACGGTTATAGCGGTGAATTTGATGACCTACTGCAAGGCACAGTAATAGAAAGACCAGAAGCTCCAGCACTTCCACAAGGCGTAACTGTTAAGAGAGTACGGTAATGGCTGATGGAAAAAAACATACCTATTCTGTAACGATTCCGGGTTCAGGAACGTATCAAGTTGACTCTGATCGTCCTTTAACGGATTCTGAGGCTTATCAGGCTGCTGCTTCATCTGCACAGCCTAGAGGCGTAACTGAGGAAATAGGTCGTAAGTTTGGTATTGCTGCTCGAGGTGCTGCTCCTGTAGCGGCTGGTACTGCTGGCGGTTTCATGGTTGGTGGTGCGCCGGGGGCATTAGCAGGTGGTCTAGCATTGCCACTTGCTGAGGTAGGCACTCAGGCTGCTAACGTATTGTTGCCAGAGAATTATCAGATTCCATCTCCTACTGGTGCTGTGGAAAGCCTTTTGACTCGTCTAGGCTTCCCTAATCCTGAAACTATGGGGGAACGTGCTTTGCAGGTTGGTAGTAGCGCATTGACTAGCGTAGGTGGTCAGTTACAGGCTTTGCCACAAATTACTAAAACGGCTCAGACGGAACTAGGTCGTTTATTGGCTACTGAGTTTTCTAAGGCTCCGTCTCGCCAAATAGCTGCTGCTGCTCCTAGTGCTGCTGTAGGTCAGGCTGTAGGTGAGGTTACTGGTAGTCCTGTTGCCGGAATGGTTGCAGGTATGGGTACTGGTGCTGCGTTTGGCGTTGGTTCTAAGCAGCCCTTTGCGCCTACTCGTGAGGAACTCGCTACCAAGTCTACTAAGCTATTTGAAAGAGCCAAAGAATCAGGCGTAATGTTTAATGCCCCTAAGTTTTCAAGCAAGATGGATGGGGTAATGAACAGCCTAAGAGAT